GTGGCTGCGTCAGGTTACGTGCGCCTTCCTGATTGACAAGGATCATGCCGTTCTGAGAAGCGTACGAAACGCCATCCAGTCCGTTGATGATACTGCGGAATGATTGACATGGTTCGACATCATCAATACGAGTAAGCGCTACGCTCGCAGGACTGACGCCTGTTGCTACATAAGGGTTTGAGGTTGTGCAGACAACCACACCTGATTGATAAACTCCAAGGCCAACAATATCGTTCTCGACTGAACGAATATAATCAGCAGGCCAAGCATGAGGACGATAAGCCTCACTAAAATAGATATCCCTCCCGACGAACCCGACCATGATCCCGTTCGCCATGTTGACGATTCCTTGAAGCCCAGAAGGAGGTATATCCCAACCAAGAGATTCAAGAGACTCGTTAAGACTAACAGTGTCAGAAGAAATAAGGTCATTGTAAGTTGCCGCTGGCGGATCGAGTTCGGCTACAAACCTGTAATCCACAGAGTTCGTACCAGTTACAGTACGATAGATACGAACTTTGTCTATAGGATTTGGGTTTGTAAGCCCCGCCGGATACGTCGTAGCAATACCAGTCAGTTGCCATGTGCCACCGATATCGCCCGTTGCAACCGTCGATGCAGGCGACGGAGCTGACTCCTCACCCCACTCGTTAACAAACGTATATACGTAGGCCCGCGTCTCATCAACAGTCCCAGACGCTGGCGGCGTAACGGTAGGAGGCGCTGTCGGAGCCGGTACTCCAAGGTCGTGTGGTGTATTCCCAGCAGCCCATTCGGTTGCCTCGGCAACGACAGGCGCTTGCGTACCTCCCGCAGCATAGTAACGATCGAATGAATCATTCTTCAAAGCACCTCGGATGAAGTTTACTTCCTCATCATCAAAAGCAATCCAATCTCCTGTTGCATCAGCAATAGAAGTTGATCCGTCATTAAGCCGATAGGCCCGTAAGACAGTAAATACTTCTGCGGTAAGGTCAGCTACTTCCAGCGGCTGCCTGAGACCACGAACTTCCCCAGAATACAACTGAGTATTCTGAGCCGTCTTTGCCGAGTTGGGTGGCAATGAACGGTCAGACAGCTTCGGGACTAACCCTCCGAAGTCTTTGAGATGAATGAGCATTACGTAATAACTACACTAACGATGTCTACCGTCCCCGCAGTTGACTTGGTGACGTATACAAGATTTGCAGCGCTCGTAGCAGAAACATCGGTTTCCAGCGCGATTTGCGTTGCAAGCCCAGCAGCTGCTGCTACAGCATCCTCATCGCCAGAAGGCGAATAAGCTGGTGTTAAATTACCAGCACCGATATTGACAGTTGCCGTAACGGTATCGGTGCCGCTCCAACGCCCTTCAAGCACAATCACTGCTGGCAAGGTATCAGACCCATGCTGCCGTTGAATATACTGTAGGGCTTTTCTCTCACCCAGAGAATTGTATCCCCGAGTTCTGAGTTTATGTGCCTGACTAGCGTTTCCCATTTCTTACTCCTGTGTGTGATTCCAAAACGGCCAAACGAGCTTCAGTTTGAACAATGTATGAATTGAGTTTTTTCGCTTCTTCTCTGAGGTCTTTCGAGATTCCTTCGAGTTGACCAGTGATGCGACGGACTCCCCATGCAACAACACTCGCCCAGAGACCGAAGGCCACGGATAACAGGGATACGGGGTCGATTGACATTTTTCCTCATCCCTTTTTGATATCGTTTCGTGCAACGCCGAGTCGTTTTTCATAAGTGCGCAACCCCCCAAGTCCGAGCATTCCCAATAGAATGGTTGTCAGCTCTCCTGTGTCTAAGGTTGGTGCTTGTAGCGTTTCGGCCACAGTCATATCTATCGACCCTTGTAACACGAGGACGTAAACGCCCCAGTTAAAAATTGGCTGTAGGAGATAATTCCAACCAAGAGCTACTCCACATACCCACATAATAAATGGGCGCGCACCAGCCACAAAAATTGAGCCGTGCTGTGCCTGTACTTCGTTGATCTTAAGCTGGCCCTGAACCAAGTTCGTCATGGCAGAAAGCATCTGCCCTTCAAACTGCTCCTTGGCTTCAGCGCGTGCGTTCTTATCTGGAATGAAACGAAGCACTCCATCCAGAATAGGGCCAAGTGCCCCCTTTACGAGATCACCTAACACGAGACCACTCCTTGCAGTAGCTCCATGCTACTGCTTCAACCTGAAAGCAAAGTGACCACTTGTTATCTACGTGGTGAAGGCTCAACTCAATGCCAATACCGAACACTTTGGCTGAGATGAGTACGAGCGGGTTGTTAATAGTGAACTTCATGTCAAATCCCTATGGCTACATAGTCACCCTCAGCTAAGCCCTCGGTAAATGTGAGCTGTTGAGTCCCTGTGACTGCGAAATGATCCGGTGGAAACTGGCGCACTCCGTTAATAAACGCCTGCACTCTATTGTCTGTGTCAGGCAAAGTCGCAGAAGTGTTAAACACTGCCTGCCCCTCAGTAGAAGTGAAGTACTCCCACGTTTGCGGTAGCCCATCGCTAAGCGGTGTCAGCTGCCCCAATGAATTTACTGTAACAAGCTCCCCCGCAGTAAGGGAGGTAGCCTTTTGTACAAAAGCCTCAAGCGTCTCCTTCGTAACACGGAGTTGTAACGCAGTTGTAGCCGCTGCCCAACTCTGCGGCGTAGTACCATCTTGGCCACGAGTAACAGTGAGGACGTCACCCATACGGTCTGTAACACGACAAATCTCAATAAGCTGGGCGGCGTAGTTCTGTAGCGTGATAAAAAAGATTTCATCAGGCGCAGTAATACTGGGAAAGTTGTTCCCATGGCCGCCAACCAATGTGATCGTGGTCTGCGTGTCGTTAATATCTGCAGCCAGCGTCCCATTGCTATTATTTTCAAAAACAATCAGTGCCATTTATGAGAATGCTTTAGTCAGCGACGCAAACACAGTCGGCGTCGCACTTACAGTAAATTGAACCAGTGTCAGAACATCCAGTGAGTTCGGTGCCGTTGACAACGTAGGCACTGAGCCGTTCTTCCACACCCATGCAGCGGGGAAAGCACAAGTCTTGCTACCTACCCCATCCTGCTCAAACAACACTACTATTGACTGCCCAGAATCCATGTTGCTGAGAGTCAAGGTAGTGATATTTGCACCCATCGTTATATGGTGGGCGTTTGATACGTCTGCATCGATATCGAATGTAGCTGTAGCTGCATTTGTATCTTCAGCGGTATATTCACCGGCAGTCCACACGTTCTTCTGATTATGCAGAGCAACTGTGGCATCGAGTCGTGCATTGGCTACAGTACCCGTTGTCAGGTATGACGCACTAGCAGCATTAGCATCTGTGGCGTAATAGGATCCTTGCTGCCCATCGAGCAAATCCGCATCGAGCCCTGAACTTGCTCCGTCATTAGCAGAATGCCAGATTGTGCCAGAACCAATAGTCGGCGCTCCTCCAGCGGAGGGCACCTGAAGCTGATTAGCCGTACCACCATCAGCGCCCTGCATTGGTACACCCTTGATAGCTGCAGCTCCAGTACTGGTAAGAACTGGATCAACTACATTGTTACCATTCATGTCGAGGTCACCCGACATGGCATCGCCAGATACCTGTACAAACTCATCGAACGTCGCAGCAGTGGTACGTTGCTCTACCTTGGAGCCAGTGGGGAATATTTTTGCAGTGGTGTTTTCTTGTGCACGAGTTACTGTCAGCACATCAGCAGAGTTACCAGTGCATCGACAAATCTCAATGTTGCCGCTGGTATCTTCCAGAGTTACATAAAAGAACTCTCCTGCTCCGGGTGCTGGGAACAGATCCCCCTCATTTGTTTGTAGAGTGAGAGTAGTGTGCGCAATCTCAGCCTGCACACTGAGAGTGGCTGATGCATTATTTTTAAAAAGAATGGTCATGTGTCAGTCACCTTAAATTCAATCTCGCTCTCAACAGTTTGAGAATCGCTTGTGCTTGCTTGGTAAGTTACTTTGTAGCGCTTTCCATCTGTACCGGAACTCACGTAATACTCATAAACAGTACCACCAACAATCTGCGTAGTACCTATTGTCAGAGTTGGTTCACCGACATCTCCATCTGCAGGATTCAGTACGGTTACTGCCGTGACGACTGATGTAACAGTTTCGCCAGTAGGCAGCCATTCAGAGTAATCAATCTGATACTTCTTGATCTCTGCTGGTTGTTTAACGAAACGGTCAAGTAATGCCATCAGATTCTCCGGACTTTCGTTGTTCTATCTTCAGCTGGGACGACGGAGACATCGACTGTATCCGGTTCATAACTGAGCGGTAATTTGTCCACATCCGAAATTGCTCTATCCTCGGATAGTGACGCAGGATGTGACGCCAATACATACGATGTGCGGTACTCGGTACGGACGACAGAAATGCTTTCCACTTCATTGACCAGCGCCATCTGCGTAGCTGCGAGTTCCGTTTCATTTCTTTCGCTGTCCACTGTGCTTTCGCCACGCGCAGCCCAAACCTCTGCCTCCAATGTTTCGCCTCTTTGTACAGAAACGAAAGACTCAGGATTAAGCAGCGTTGGAAAGATGGCGACCATATCCACTTCCGACCGATCCAGCGAAAGTACCGACCGGTATGGGTCAAGTCTGAATTCAACTCCTGCGAACGGGCTGTCAACCAATCCGACCCCGTTGACGTCGAAGCCATTGACTTCAAATCCATTGACGCCTCCAAGGGGTAGGTAGAGTGATGTGTCTACGTATGCTGGTATTGGCATTTACATCACCCATGAGTTATAGCTCCACGGCCCCGCCATCTCACCATAGTTTTTGATAGCAGCAGAGCGAGAACGGACCATCTCTGAACGATAACGGCCGCCCCATAGTTTGGCAGCTTCGGTGTTCGTGTAAATTTTACCGGGTTCTTCGTACAGTCTTGCCAACACACCGGCTTTAATAACCTCGTAGTGCTGGTCAATAATCCACTGATGGATCCTGTTGTCAGAGCGTAGCCTAGGGGTCAATGCAACAGTTGCGTAGACCTCATCGATGTCTTCAACAGGTGTAGGAAATAAAATTATCGTGTCGTAAGGTGACAGATAGAACCGAGACGCAGTTCGTGCTGACGACTCAGTAGCAAACTGGAATGGTACTGCCTTCTCAGGCATGTGCGTAAGAGCTGACCCGTTGCGTACTACGTTGAGTACTTGGATCACATTGGAGTAAGCGTCAACAGGGTTGAGGCAGTATGTCCCATCATTGGCAGGGACGGTAAACGGGCCAATGAACGCCCGCCATGATTTCGTTCGCTGGAAGAAATCCTTAATGACCAGCTTGAGCTGATCGTAAATGTATCCCTCGATAGCACCCGGAACCTTAGCATGGATCTCCTTGACCCATTCATCGAGAGAGCCACTCGTAGCAACAACAAAACCTTCTTCAAAGCCACTTTGCGGCATTGGATTCTCCTATTATGCAGTTCCGGTAAGGTTCCTCCTGTAAGCAGCAAGCAAAGTCATTGCCCTACCATCAACTGCGAACTCATCATCCCGTAGCTCAGCATTACCTGCGAGGTAATACACAAAGCTCTGGTATACGACTTCAGGCAGCGGGAAGTCAGTAGCTGGAACCTGTCCAAGATCCGCAGTCGTAAATTCAGGCAGCGCTTCCCCCAAAATGAAAATGTCCGGTCGGATCATCTTCGTCATTGAGATGGCGCTGTTCAAATCTGAAATCAGTTCTGCATCTGTGTAACGATCTCCCAGCTCGTCATTCAAAATGACGCGAGCATCAGTCAGGATATCGTCAATAGACTTTGGCATTACTCAACCTCAAGTGCTGCCAGTACCTTGTCAGTTTCGGTGTCGTCTGCTTCCGGCTCAGGTTCTGCTTCCGGCTCAGGCTCCGGCGTAAACGAGGTCGTTACAACAACTTCCTCAAACACCGGTTCCGGCTCAGCAACAACTTCAGGCTCAGAGCGAGAGATTCCCAGCGATACCTCATATTCTGCACATTCGGCAGGGGTCATCAGACGGAAATCCTTACACTTCAGTGCCGGTTCGTTGTAGCCATGCACAACACCAGTTACCACAGATTGAATGTACTTCGCTGCCATGTTTAGTCCCAGTCAAAATGGGAGGGGGAAAGCCCCCCTCCCTTGTCAGAGCTCCTGACTATTACCGCGTTGCGTACAGGAGACCGAGAGCCGTGCCGTCTACAACCTTGTAGCCGAAGACCTGCAAACCACGCAGGATCGTACCAAAGGTGCTTTCTGCACGAAGCGTCTCAACCTTCGTCAGCTGCGAAGCAAACGTCAGGCCGTGCGAATGACCGAAGATAATCGTGTTGGCCGAATCCGATGCATTCCACGGAAGCAGGTTCGACGCATACAGCGTGAATCGGTCAATCATACCCAGACGGCCGTTGCGCAGCATCGAAACGCCATCGCCAGTCAGCGAAGCGTCCTTCAGGTCAGACGTCTTGATGAGAGCTGCCATCCACGCAGGGATAACAATCCAACGACCCGTCTCAGGGATGTTGTTCTCGTCAAGGATCTGGCCACACTGAATGATCTTCTCGATCACATTGGTTGCGCTAACAGTAACCGGTGCAGCGGCTGCGCCGAGGTCAATCGACGTGCCATTCTGAACACCTGCGGTGCCGCCTTGGTTGTTAGCAGACACACCTGCCGGGATGCCAGCGAGGACGTCGGTGTCGATCTCGATCTTCATCTGCTCAGAGGCATCGTCTGCCCACAGGCTGAAGTGGTCGAGGTCCGACTGGACTTCCATGACATCGTCAAGAGCCGTAGACCAATATTTACCTTGGTCGATGAGCAGCTCTACAGCAGTACTGGACGGCGTTTCAGTCGTCAGCGGGCTGTATGCGAGGTAGTCGTTGATGGTGATTTTCGGCTTGGTACGAATCGTAACCTTGTCGCCATAACTGGTAATCTCACCTTCGTAGTCCGTATTTGCGATAGCCGCGAGGACAGTCGCATCGTAGAACTTCTCGATGATCTTTCCAGACCAAAGCTGCGGGATAAAGACCCCGCTGTAGTCCGTTGCGGGGAGCGAGTTAAACGCACTCGCGCCAGCACTGGCTACTTGTGGAAAAATTGTTGCCATTTCAGGTCACTCCAAAATTAAGCAGTTACACGCCCTTCTCGTGTGGCAGCAACAATGTCTGCCTCGATTCTGGCCTTATCCTCAGGTCGGCTACGATACCTACCCTTCTGTACATCAGAGTAGAACGCACCAATTTCCCGAGAAGTCCATTGACGTTTTTCTCTAGGAGCGCCCGCATTACCCCCGCCCTTTGGCGTACCGGGGGATACGTAATCGCCAAGTTCCAGTCTCGATCCGGATTCCATTCCCCCTTGCCCAGAGGGTGTTGGATCGGCTGATGTTGGCATTACAGCAGCGTTTTCCTTCTTGTAGTTCACGAAGAATGCTTTAACCCGGTGGGCGTCTTTTTGGTTAAAGGCTTTCAACATGAGCTCTTTACGAGTTTCACCCGTGTACGGGTCTACGTTATCCAGCCACTCGTGAAACTCTGGATCTACGTTGATGTTTCGCCAGTTTTCGACTTCTTGATCGAGCTGAGCGAACACACTATTGGTTTCAAACTTGCCGACTCTTTGGCCGGTCTCACCAAGCTGGTGCTTGAGTGAATTGATTTCTGCATTGAGCGAATCGATACGCGGGAGATATTCAGCCTCCACAATTGAGCGTGCCTTACGCCCCATTACGTCCAGAAGATCCTCACCGTAATCAGCGATTTCTTCAGGCGTAAAGTCCGTCCGAGGTTTGGTTTCCTCAGGCTGCGTGACCGGTTTTGCCGCTACCTCAGTGAGCTTATCTTCCAGCCTACTGATTCGATTGTGGGCATCCCGTAAATCTGACGACAGGCGAGGAACTTCCGCATCATACTTGCCTTTCAATACCGAGTACTTCTGCTTCCAGTCGGTACGTTCGGGCTTGACCTCGGGCGTAGATGCCGGATCACCTCCTTCATCAGTCGTTGGGTGGAGTTCAGTTACGCTGGCAGATTTCTTTTCCTCCTTCGGCGCTTCTTCCTCAGGAGTTACTGATGCAAGCAGCGCATCGATTTCCTGCTGAGAGGTATCGGTTTGACCGGCCTCTGCCTGCTGCTTACGAAGCTCTGCTTCGATATTTTTGCCTTGCTTAATCTGATCGCGTAATTGTTTTGGGAGCGCCACGGGCGTATTCCTCTTAGCTTATTCTCTGAATCCGGCCAGCAACTTCAGGTGCTTTTTCCATCTCATTTTTGAGAATGGAGAGCCCTTGTGCACGGCCACGTAGTACGTCAGGGCTGTAATTGGGGTCGTGCCCCATAACAGCACCATTGACGAATAGCGCATGGGCATCGTCAAACCAATCAAGGAACGTCTTGAAGTCCTTGTTATTGGCTAAGCGAACGATAGCCTCAGCAGTTTCTTGATCGAGTTTAATAACTCTCTCCCTTCATCCAGTTGAACATTCGGCCAGTGCGCCTGCTGTTGTCACCCACTTCGGGTTTGAACTCATTGCGTTTACCAGCCGTCTTGCCGTAGTTGTTCGTCAAACGACGAGACCCATCTGGGCGTCCGCCACCAAACTCAACGGCGCTGTACATCGTAGAAGGAGACACGTCCTTACCAGTACCAGCAGTACCGGGACGCTTAGCCTTCTTTCCGCGTTTGTTGGCAGTGCAATACATCAGTGATTCCCCTGCTTCTTGACAGAACCGAACTTCGCGCCTTTGTGTCCGGACTTCGGATACTCACGCTTGCTCGTGTTGCCGGGAGATTCTTTACCGACTTGGAATTTCTCGCTCGACTGGGCTTTGCCAGCGAACTCAGCGCGGCCAGAGCGCTTATAGCCGTCGCGTTTCTCACGACCATCGCGCCATGCCCAACTGTCCATGTGGGTTTCACCACTGAACACATGTCGGGAACCGGTCTTGCCATTCTTCGGATACGTTTCGTAGGCCATGATTGCCCCCTTACTTGCCGACGCCGTTAACGCCGTAGCCGCAACGATCCGACTTGGTGTTTGGATTCGACATGATGGACGAGTTCTTTCCGCCACCTTTGGTCTTCGACTGGGTATGCTCGCCATCCGTATAGGACAGAGGCTTTCCATGCCTCTTAACGAGCGATGAGTTAAGGTTCTTCATTGAACGACTCCTCGGGTCACATTTTCTTGGCCTTGTCTCGCTGCCATAGCGGGGTCACGGCCTGCTTCCGGAGCTTGAGCTGCCTGTGGCCCACCCGGAGCTCCTCCTACTTGTGGCGGTGGGGGTTGCCCCATGCCACCAAGTTCTTCGGGAGATGGTACTATCTTTTTCCCTTTCATACCAAGTTCTTCCGCAACATCTTCGAGTACAGCAGCGCGGCCCGGGATACCCATGATTTGCATGTCAATCGGGTTCGCGGTCATCTGCAAGAACTCAAGTTTGCGCATCCGGTCCGTTTCCTTCTGGACGGCTACTGTCACGCCCTTGACAACAATGGTCTCGTCGCCTCTGAGTTCTGGCCCCTGCGAACTCATCATGACCATCTCGTACAAGCCCTCTATAGAAGGTGTGAGGATGTCATCATCCACATTCGCCGCGACGTTCTGCATAACTTTAGATGCGTTATCCATAAGCATCGCAAGACCAGACGCTGTACGGCCTGCGCCGCCAGTTGCGCCCGAGCCGGTGAGGTACTTGGGGAGAGCCGATGCTTCGTCCGCCATGTTTGCAAACTTCTCATAGACGGCCATTAGCTCCTGAACGTTGGAGTTGGGCTGGTAGAACTCGATAGGTTTCTGAGTGTTGTTGCCCAACGGATCATCTACCACATGCCAACGTTTCCACGGGTAGAGAGTGTTCGCATCCTCGGTCTGAGCTAATCGATCGAGATTGACAATAACCTGCGGGCCGGAGCTTATTGACAGGTTGTTGACAATACTGCGCATCGTGGTGTTACAGACAGACGTGATATCTTGCAGAATGTCTGGTAAGCCATAGCCCCAAATGGATCCGGGGATCTTTTCAAAACTGGTGATGTAGTACTTGGGACGTTGCGTAACGCCCGGAGAGATTTGTGCTTTGATGCAATAGCGGTCAACTAGCCACGCATCAACCATGTATTCCTGTTCAGGGTCCGGGATGTCTTTCTCGGTAAACCCGTGGTCCAGCAGCATCTGTCCCTGTACGCAACCATGCCACTCAAGAGCGTCAATTAGCTGGCCACGGGCGGACTCCCAGTGGTCTCGGTCCTCAAGGTCTTCCCTTTCCTCATCAAACCAGTCCCTCCACTGACGGGACTGAGTTTTATCTTTGAAGTCAGCCAGTACTGCTCTGATCTCGTCCTCTTTGAACCCCGGAAAGCCAATCAAATTGTATAGTTCCTGCCGAGAATACCTAACATGTTCAATGATATAGGACTCGTCTAGATGTCCAGCATCAGGGGTGAAATACAAGTCCATGGGGCTGACGCGATCCCAGAATAGCTTGGGGGCGGTCTCTCGGGATGGCTTTCCATTTTTCCATCGAACCTTGGTCTTGAGCCGCACGGGGGGGCCCTTGATACAAGCGATAGGGAAAATCGGCAGGTCAATGAGGAATTCTTTGAGCGCTCGGTAAAAACCA